TGCTGGAATGAAGCGCGAGGGCTTTCAAACATGTAAAGCAATTAAAGTACTACGAACAGCAGCAACATGGATTATAATTTTAACAGTGTTGTTATCTGTAGAAAAAGGATTCCCAGGTACCGCTTGGTTAAGTGAAACAATTTTAATTCCATTCATTGTATTCCAAATTATCAGTACACTTAAAAATGCATCAATGGCAGGATTTATAAAAGCTACGGTTCTTAATCAAATTTTGGATGTATTAGATAAGCATAAAGGTGATAGAGTTTAATTGGAAAATACTAATTAATTTCTTATAATAAGTTATGAATTATCGATACATTATCATGGCTTATCTCATGTTTATGTTCGGACAAGCAATTGTGTGGATACAAACAAATGGACCTATAATATGGCCTTGGGCTAAACAATACAAATTTCCACTAATGCTCTTAGGCGTTCCTATTACATGGTTATTCATGGAAGCAACTAGTTTAGTTGTTCGAGGTTTTGATGGAATGTTTTGGCCCGGACGGTTTATGTCATTTACCGCCGGAATTGTTATATTTACCATAATGACATATTTCTTTAAAGCAGAAGGAATCAATCTTAAAACTGCAGTATCACTTACATTAGCATTTACGCTTATATTAGTCCAACTCTTTTGGAAATCGTGATATTTATAATAAAAGAATAATATGGGTAACTCTAAATACTTAAAACGTATTATATCTGAAGAATATCAAATTGCTAAGCAACGTATAAATGAATCAGCAACGGGATGGACAGATGTAGTAAATATATTCACAGCAGCTGGTCTTACTCCCTGGACTAATCGGTATGGAGAAAAGGCATTTACGTATGATGACCAAGATCTTGGTTTAACTGATTTCTTCGAAGATGGTTTAGCATATATACGTCCTCAAAGTAAAGAAACTCCATGGAGCGTTACCTCTGGAGGAACAAAAATCTCAGTAGATGGTCAAGTACTAGATATTGACCGAGTTTCGTCAGCTGTTAAGAAAAAAACAACTAAACCAACGCGCGTTGTCGCAAAAACGCACGAAAAAATATCAGCAATTGATAAATTCCAAACAATATTGGATTGGGTTGGAATTATTCCTGGTTTTGGGGATATTCTAGATGCAATCAATGCTATTATTTACTTTGCTCGAGGAAAATGGGTTGATGGGATATTATCACTAGTAGCAATCATACCAGTAGTAGGATCAGGAATTAAATTATCACTTAAGGGTGCGATGCAAGCAGCTGGAGGAGCATGGAAGGTTTCTCGAATGTGGAAGAAAGCTGCTAGTGGAAGTTCAGATGACTTAGTTAAGTTCTTTGAAGCATCAATAAAAAATGGCACGATAAATAAAATGCAACTAGCTCAGTTAGCTAAAAAGGGAGATGAAATTTCTAAACTATTAACTTCAAGTAAAAGTTATATTAAAAAACATGAAGCTATGGTATCAACATTAGGTGTTGACTCTAAAGCTGCAATGAATCAAATTGATGACATAATTGAGAAACTTCGAAATACAACAACAGATCCGATAAAAAGAACTTTATTTGGTCGAACTAAAGATGCAATTAAAGCAGCAAAACTAACAAATAAAGGAGTTAGGGCAGGTAAATTTGCATTTAATTTCGCAGCAAATACAGCTACATTTGGAGGTTTTGGAGCAGCAAAAAATTTATTGAGAAAATTAGGTATTTCAAAACGAGAAATGAAATACTTAAAAGATGCGATGGATTTACGATTTGCTAAGAAACTACAACAAAGTCCAACACTAGCAGCTGCAATGTTAAAAGAAAATGCAAGACTAACATCTGCAGGAGCCGCAGGTATAGGAATTCCGCCATGGCTACGAGCAAGACCAATGGAAGAAGTTCGTGCATGGATGAATACATTGAAAGAAACAGATCCGAAAAAATGGAAAGCAGTAGCAAATGCAATTGCAACAGAATCAGCTAATTCAAAAAATATACATTATACAAGATTTGTTGAAAATAGCTTCCAACAAGCAACAAACATATTTAGACCAGGAACTGTATTCAAAGCAGGCGTGCCTGAAATGTTTGCAAAAATGATGCGTTTGGATTCATATAGACTTTCAAATCCGAAAAACTTAGATATTGTTTGGAATGAATTAGAAGACCTAGCAGAAAAATTAGGACTTGACCCACAAGACGATCCGCAAGGAGTAATTATGCCAGCAATATTCATGTTATTTAATGAGTTTATAACAGAAACATCTGATGCAGTAATTGGCACCGCAGCTGGAGTAGGATTAACAACACTAGGAACAACTGACTCGGCAGATAATGCAACATCGAGCATTCCTGGAGGTGAAGTTGTTGAACCAGTAGAAGATGACGGATTGTCAAGCATTAAATCTGATTTTAAAAATGCTCCTGGTACAACTACTGATAAACTACAAACACTTGCTGATCAGGGTTGGGAAGAAGCACAAATATTTGCACTGAAAAAAGCATTGGATATTGAATGATACGCGAATACGAAACACATAGTACACTTAATCCAAAACTGTGGGAAGGAGACCAACTTCGACCTAAGCTACGTGTTGGACTAATGAAAATTGCAAAAGAGTTTTACAACTTCTTAGAAATTGAAGCAGAAATTAAAGATGTAATCTTAATTGGTAGTAATGCTAATTATAATTGGACTAAATGGAGTGATATTGATTTGCATGTTGTAATTAACTACATGGAAGTTGGAAAGAATCTCCATTTAGTTAGCAATTACATGCATGCAAAGAAAAGTATCTGGAATGTAAATTATCCTTTAAAATATAAAGGAATGAACATTGAGCTTTATGCACAAGATTCAAATGACGAATTGCATTCAACAGTAGGCGTATATTCAGTATTGCGAGGTAAATGGATTAAACAACCTACCTCAGATATCATTTCAGTAGACGACGATGCAATACAATCAAAAGCAGATCCATATGAATATGAGATTGATGCTTTGAAAGAAGATGATCCTAAAGTTGAACAAAAAATTAAAAACATAAAACAACGTTTACAACACCTCCGAAAAACAGGCTTAGAAGCTGAAGGAGAATATTCTGTTGAGAACATGGCCTATAAACATCTACGTAATCAAGGTTATTTAGAACGTTTAAAACGTCTAGAACAAAAGGTATCTAGAGGTCGTCTTGCAATTGAACAAGTTGTAAATGAACAAGAACCACCAACAATGGTAGGCAAAGCTAAAGATCAAGCAAAACGATTTGCTAGTGCAATGAAAACAGAATCGCAAGAAACGCAACATGCACTTGCAATGATTCTTCAACATCTTAACGGAGAAAAATTAAGCGCTGAAGAATGGAAGTGGGTACGAGGACAAATGAAAGACGTTGTTAAAATACTAGGATTAACAACAATGGCTGTCGCACCAGGAGGAAGTTTATTAGCAATATTAGCAAAAGCACTTAAAGCAGATAAATATTTATTGCCTAGTTCGATGCTTCCTAAAGATGAAAAAGAAATAACAGAAACATTGATTGGACATGTAACGGGACAGCGTCCTTTACGAAAACATGAATGGTCTGCAATTGTACATAAAACGGGAGGTATTACAGATCCACAAGGACAATGGAACCACCCAGGTCGATGCACAATGATTCCAACACAGAATGGCGCAATAACAATGCGCGACGTAGCTCATCCAGTATTAGGAATTGACGACACTGGCCATATGTTGATGATGCATCCAGAACACGATTACCAATTCCCAGGACGCAATGTGTTTGAAATACCACACACTGCTCAATGGCAGACAATGATTATGCAACTTACAAATTCATTAAATCAAGGGAGTATCGATGCAAAGTAAAGGATTGGGTGACGACATTAAAAAAATAACCTCCGCAACGGGGTTAGATCAACTTGCAAAAAAGATAGCACAACTCTTAGACGAAGATTGTGGTTGCGATGATCGCCAAGCTTGGCTAAATGAACAAACAAAAAATTGGCCGATATATAAAAATAGAAACAAGGATAAATAATGGCAATACTAAATAAAACGGGTATAACAAACGGTGGGACGATACAAGCTGAACATGTTACTCGTACAATTGATGCATTAACGGGAGTTAGCACTGATACAATTATAGCAACAGGATCTTTTACAGGATCGTTTAAAGGACCATTAACAGGCACCGCTTCATTTGCAACGTCAGCATCTAGATCAGTATCGAGTTCATTTGCAGCAACTGCTAGTTATGCATTGAATGCGATTGGTAGTGGAACTGAGTATATGACGCTTCGATTATCATCTGGTCCGATATTAGGAGTAACTAGTGGATCTGCCATATATATTGGGATTAACGCAACAGCCTCAGCACCTGATCGTAACGGCGCTATATTACCATATGATTGTACAATTGTTAGTGCGAGTGTATATTCAAACGCGCCAGCATCAACAAATACAATACTTACACAAGTCAAATTATATTATGATGTGACAGGAACGCCATCAGCTATAGCAAATTTTCTTGACCTAGATCCTAAAACATTAAATGTTGATGGTAACAGTATAAGTGTTGCATATGACGGTACAGCGCCTCGCTTTATTAATGTCGGATTTGTACCAAATGGTACAGCTACTGGTAATTTTCAAGTCGCAGCAGATATTTTAATTAAAAAGACATAAACTAATATTTATAATAAAGGAAACATTATGAAACTTACAAAAGAACAAATCCTAGGAATCGTACGTCATGCACTAACATTCGTAGGTGGTATCTGTGTTATGAAGGGTCTAGTTGACGAAACAACTGTGACTGAAATTGTTGGTGGTGCTATGACACTTGCTGGTGCAATTTGGTCAATCGTAGCTAAAAAGGCATAACATGAAACGGCTGAATGAATGTGGTTGTAATTCGGATATGGATTATAGTAATACTAAAAACTATATGTTTTTTCAGAATCTAAAAACTATTAAAAAGATGGTTGATGCTATGCTACAAATGGATCCTGCGCAGGTTGATCATATGATATCCAACGGACACGATTGGGCATCAGATCATATAGCAACATCGAAAGATGATGTAGAAGAAGTAGGCGGATTTTTAATGGGTGCATCACAATCAACAGATTCATATAACAATCAACAACCACAATTCATCCCAGCTGGCTTTAAAAATCATTTAAAACAAATAATGGGTGAGCGACTTGAAAAGACAGAAGCTGGTTATTTTGCTACTACTGAAACTGGTCGCAGATTATCAAAAACTCCTAAATCAAAATCCGATGCACTTAAACAATTAGCGGCAATTGAAATTTCAATGAATAAAAAATAATGGAAAAACTTACACATCTATTAATTGAAGCAAAGACGGGTTGTCCAATTGCAACACAAGATATTCATGTTAATTTAAAAAATCGTCAACATGGAATAGATGAATATCAATACGGCCCAGCAAATCCTGATAAACCTGGTAAATACTGGAAAGACGCAGCAAAACGTTGGAAAACTGATGAAGCTACTGCGAAGACAATGAAATGTGCTAACTGTGCTGCATTTGATATTTCGGATAAGATGTACGGTTGTATGACTAAAGGTATTGAGGGCGATGAAAAAAACATTGATGCATTGGCTACAATTGAAATGGGAGATTTAGGTTATTGTAACTTTCTTCATTTTAAATGTGCAGGCGCAAGAAGTTGTGCAGCATGGGTAACCGGTGGTCCAATCTTTAAAAAATAAAATAATGAAGATAGAAAATACATCATTCAATCCAAATCCATTTTGGAGTATAAAATTAGAAGATGCTGATATTTTAAATGATACACATTGTACTAATTTATTTGATCAAAACGGTTACCATCTGACTTCAATCGAACAATGCTATGCTGACATTAATGGATATCCGAAAAAAGTACGTCGACATGAAACTGTAATACGACAACCATGGATCGTATGGGACAAATTCGATGGAGCCCACATAAATCATTCAGACTTATTTGAACGTAAATCATATAATGATGATGCATTAGAACAATTACAGTTTTATGCAAAACATAACCCAATGTTATTTAAAATCATTAAAATGAAATCCAAATGGGGCATTGATATATCAATTGATTATGTTTCTGAAGATGCAGTCTTTGAAGTTTTTCATTATGAATGGGATTCATTTGAGTATGAGCTTATACATGATAAAAAATTAGAAATTGAAAAGTTTGTATTGAATCAGGATTGGGATGCTGTAGCAAGGGATCTTTGGAAATTAAAAGATAAGTGGTTTTATTTAGATTTCTTTGAACAAACAAAATGGCGAACAGATTACTTCGGACTATCTCCAGAAAAGTTTAAGAATGTAATTTGGACTGAGTAATATTTATTAATATGAAACTAATGAATTTACTTTTCGAATCAAAAGATACACAAGAAACTTTTGAAACATTTGCTGACACACGAGAAGCGGGAGCTGAAAAGATATCTAATACCGCAAAAACAAAAGGCGGACTAGCTTTATTAACTTGGCACCATTTCAAAGTGAAACTTCCATACTATAAACGTGCAGCAGCAGGTAAATTTGATTTAGACGCAGCCCAAAAAGAATTTGATGCTACATA